TATGATCTCTGGAATTATTGTAACTATCATCGTTATGATGTCTGGGAGAGCATCAATTATCCCAAGTACCAACGCAAATACTGCATTAACAATTGAAGGTAGTGCTTCGATAACTGCTGATATAACCCCAGAAAGAATTTCATCTATCATTCCTATAATTGAATCTATGATTTCAGGTAGTGCTTCAACAATCGCACGTACAATATCTAAAACCGCTTCTATGATATTTGGTATGAAAGACAATATCGTTTTGATTATTTGAGGAATCATCCTACCAATTGATGAAATCAACTGTGGCAGCGAATTAAGTAATGCATTAACTATTCCTTTGATGATAGTAAGTGCTGCCTCCACAAAACTTGGTAGATGATCTAGAATTGTACCCACTAGTTTTTCAATTATGTCTATGGTCTTTTCAAGTAACACACTTAATGCTGATTCATAGTTATTGGCTAAATTAGCAACACAGGAAATCACAGCATCTAGAATCACAGGAAATAGATCGGTAATTGTACTAGCAAGTTGGCTAAAGACATCAACAACAATGCTTGCAAAATCTCCACCAACATTCGATAAAGAATTTATGATGCCTACCACTATTTCTTTTACTGCACTGAGTAGTAATGGCATATTATCTAAGATTGCTCCCACAAGTGTTTTTATTACACCAACTAGAACATCAACTATCTCAGGCAGAGCAGAAACTAAATATGACAATAAGTTTGTTAAGATATCGGTAACAGAACCTACAATAACCTGAAGGTTATCAATAAGAGCTTTACCTATTGAACCAACTACTGATGCTATAAGCGAAAGAATAATAGGTATATATTTGTTTACAACATTCAAAACTTCTGGAAGCATCTCATCGACAACATCTGCGAGTTTTGATAAATCCCCACCACAATCAAGAACTGCGTTTGAAAACTCTCCTAAAAGATTAACACCTTCATTTGATAACTCAGTCAAGATAGGAAGCAGAATAGTACCTAATGCATTCTTAGCTGCTTTTGTTCCATTATTAAATCTTTGAACAGCATCATCATATGCACCATAAGCCTCAAGCAAATCACCAGATAAAACATAACCTGCATTTCTAGCCTCTTCACCTAGTTCTGCCATTCTCTCTGAACCAGCAATAATTAATGGATTTAAATCTTGAGCAGATCTACCTAAAAGCTGCATAGCAAGTGCGTCACGTTCAGTTTCGTTTTCTACTGTTCCTAAAGCGTCGATTAACTCCCAATAAACATCATTGCTATCTCTGAGAGATCCATCAGCATTTGTAACAGATACACCTAATTGCTCATAAGCATTTGCATATGCTGAACTTCCATCAGCAGCACTTTTCATTGATTTAATATTCTTAGCCATTGAGCCCGTTAAAGTTTCAACTGAAACATCAACCAACTCAGCTGCATACATGTATTCTTGAAGTTTATCTGTAGCAATGCCTGTCACTTGGCTTTCAGTAAGTACTGAATCTGCATATTCAGAACCTTCTCTAGTCATTTGAATAAGTGCTTTACCTGCTGCAATTGCTGCTGCACTAACTGCCGCTGCCGCTGCTGCTATAGCAACACCTACCGCTTTACAAGCTGTACCTAGTCCTTGTAATGCCTCTCCAGCAACTTTGCTTTTATCTCCAGACTTCTTTACTTCATCACCATAATTATCTGCTTGCTTACCAGCTTCTTTGAATTCTTTTTCACTTTGATTCAGTGCTTGATTATTTTCTTCAACCTCTCGCTCCATTTTATTAAGAGCAGCTTTTGCTTCATTTAACTTTTGTTGCCAAGCAAGAGTTCTCTTATCATTTACACCAAATGATGAAGCTGAATTTTTGAGTGCTTTCTCAAGTAACTCTATTTTTTGTTTCTGACCTTCAATTGATTTTTGAAGAGCAGCATTTCTGGCAGTGAGAGCTTGTACAGATTTGTCTTGGTTAGAAAACTGCGATTCAACTAGTTTCATTTCTGATCCAAGAACTCTCATTTGAGTATTGATATTGCTTAGTGCTTGCTTGAACTCTCGTTCACCATCAACACCAATCTTTACACCAATTGTATCTGCCATAACTCTCACCTCCTTAAATACCAAAAGGAATCACATCGTCTATTGTCTTGTCGACTTTAGGTTTTGTGATTCCGTTGAATTGTTTATATATTTCCCACTGGTCAAGCAAATGGCCTAGTGGCATTAGCCATACTTCTAGTTCGCTTCTTCCTAAAAGTGTGACTCCATAAAAAATAAGACGAGCAAATACCTCATCATCGCTAATGGAAGTACCTGCCGTCTTTACACGTTTTTTGTTTCTTTTTCCTCACTTAGAACTTCACGTTTAGTTCCTTTGTAAAGAGCTTCAGTTATAGCGTCTTTATAACCTGCTAAATCATAAGGACTAGTTAAAAGTTCTACAGCTTCTTCTGTTAGCAATTCTTTATTGTCCTTTGTTTGAAGATTATGGATAAGAACTGATTGATTAGCAAGAACTGTAACAAGCCAGATTATTTCATCTAAGGCAAGTTCAAAGTTCTCTGATTTTGCAAGTTTGTCACCAAGATTAGATAAACCACCATATCTTTTAGAGATTTCCTTTGTTGCTTTTGTTGTAAGGATAAGTTCATATTCGATACCACCAATTGTGATGTTTGCTCCTCTTTCAGTTGCCATTATACATTACCTCCATTGCTAACCTGTGTATAAGTAGGCTCATATACTGCTGTGAACCATGATGTAATAACAGAGCTTGTGACTCCAGTTCCACCTTCAGTTACTTCAACTTTCCATGGATGTTTGCTTGCACTATCTGCTTTATTACGTCTTGTGATAGTACCTTCAATAGATGGAGTTGAGAATTCGATTGAATCACCTCTAGTTTTTAGATTGGCACCTGGAATTCCAAACTTAACTCTATATAACCAGAAGTATCTATATCTTCCTTTTGCTGTTTTGGCTCTGAATCCAATAGCGACAGGATTTGGTTCATCTTCGCCTGTAGAAACGAGAACACCATTTGAATCTAAAGTTGCACCAGTTAAATCTTGTGCTGCTTGAACACCAATATCATCGATTCCGAGAGTTAATGTTCCGCTTTTAAATTCTTTAATCGTTGTGTCTGCACCATCATCAGCATAAAGGATCGCTTCAAGAAGCTCGATTGCAATATCAGCTTCGATTGCTTTTGCTAATTGCACAGGAGTTGCATAGGTTTCTTCACCGCTTGCATTCTCTGTAATTTTTGAATAATAAAGTTTATCAAGACCTATTGTAGCCATTGTTTATTCCTCCTCAATTTGATAATTTTTTGCTACGTCTATAGCATAATGATGATAACCTGTGTCATCTTCATGACCTAAATATCTGCGGTCGGTTATCGTTATTTCCGCAGCTATTACCGCATTTTCTATTGCCTTTTTACCAGCTAGATAATTACCTTTATCGAAATATGAAATTCGTACTTCTTCGACATCAACATTTGGCTTGTTATCTGCAAACAAATGATAGTCATCTACGATAGGAGTAAATACTATGTATTTATCAGGTGCTGGTGCATCAAAAATTGAAGTTTGTGCAGGTATATTTAATGCGTCAGTAATGCATTTTAATTCAGCGAGTAAACTCATAGTTTGCTTACCTCCTCGTCTAGTTTTCTAACCATTGCATTTACACATGCATCTTTGCTTTTCCTAAGTGCTGGCTTTAAGAATGGCTTTGCCTTTTGATTGCTTTTCCCATATTCGATAACGCTTGCTATCATTGCATTGCTTTTTCCATCACTACGATTTTCAGCAAACCCTATCTTCACATTGAAAACACCATCCCTATCTTGCTTAACACTTGCAGTTCCTAATGATGCAATTAACTGACCAGTAGATTGACTTGGATGCTTTGTATCTTTTCCAATTACTGATTGCAGATCGTCTCTTACTTCTTTTTCAACAACCTCTGCACCAGCCATTAAAACCTTTGATACTATTTCATCAGTATGAGTTCCAAGATTTGATAGTTTATTTAGAAAATCATCAGGCATTTTCATTTTGATGCTTGCCACTTGGCTTTACCTCCTTACAAAGAACCTCTATATACATTCCACGTCCTTTTACATCTTCTACTGAAGTAATCTCGAAATGCTGATCACCCTCATAAATTAGATGCTTGGTTGTGATTGTGAGATTAGGAATTTTCCTGAATCTATAAAGCTCTGTTGCCTCCGTAAATGTCGCACGATTGGCCCATTTTTCGCTTCCATGCCTACCTTCACGAAACGCTCGAGTCTCTGCTAAAAGTCGCACAGTGGGCGAAATAAAGCCCTCAGTGTCGGTTTGTGTTTCAATAGAAACAATCTTTATGAAATGATCCATTCTAAGTCCCATACTACACCTTCCAATTCCTATCAATTCTCAATAATAGGTTTACTGTTTTCCAGACTTGCTCAGAAGCATTTGTGTTGTCTGCAAAGAAGCCACCTGTAGAGCCATCCCTACTTTCATAGAAATGGCTCGATAGCATTATGATCGCTTGTTTAGTGGTTTCAGGCATTCTTGAAATAAGGTAATATCCCTCATCTAAATGCTGGTAACTTTCAGCATAAGAAATGGCGGCAGCAATAAATGACAAAATAAGTGAGTCATCTTCACTA